GATTATTTGTGATATATTACTAAAATGGTGGCCCTACCAGGACTTGAACCTAGACTCCCTCCGTTATGAGCGGAACGCTTTAACCGTTAAGCTATAGGGCCAATCATATTATGCAGTTGGCAAGATACCATGATTGCCTTCGTGAGATGGAGCAACCCATCCCGTTGGCTTTATAAGGTCCGGAAGTCCGAGTTTGTTAGGTCGAGATGGCTTAACACCAACCACCTTTGCCATATTAGCTTTATGTACAGCATCCCATGCTTTGTAGGGATCCACGCCAAAGGCATCAAGAGTACCAATTGCGACTACACAAAGATCAATTAGACCATCAACGATTTCTTCAGCATCTTTTTCGCCTGTTGCTTTGAATGTTTCATCAAATTCTTCTTTAAGAAAAGCCACACGAAAATGTAGAAGCTGTTCTAGTTTCTCAGGATTATTTTTAATCCATTCATGTACACCATATTTAGCATGCATTTCAGCAATGTCCGCTGCCCAATCTTTACTCATACTTTTTCCCTCAATTCATTAAACCCGCCAATTGCCTCTCCGTTGAAGATAATCTGCGGAAAGGTTCTTGCTGTTGGAAATTGTGCGAAGAACTGATCTTGTGAATAGTCCTTGCCCAAGTTTTTATATACGTAATCCAATTGTTTTGAATCACATAACTGTTTTGCCATATTACAGTAGCCGCAGTTTTCTTTTCCGTAGATCTCGATCATACTAGTTTTAGACCACCAGAACCTGGCATGATCAAACCTGTTGTTGCTTCGATTACTTGCTTCTTTAACTCAGGCGCAGGTTCTACTGTGAACATTACATGGGCTTCACCGATAACAACCGGTTCACGCACAGCATAAGGAACAAAAGGAACCATTCCAATTTTACCTTCTCCGGCTGGGACTAAAAGAATACCATCTGTTAGAGTATAGAATCCTTTGTCATATGTTACTTTTGCTACAACCTCTTCACCGGTTGACAATCTTACAATTTGTATATCACTCATAGTGTTTCTCCTGTATTGTGTCTATTATAACACAGTTTAATATAAATGTCAATAGGTTTAACTGAAAAAGTCATCAAGGGTATTAACCTTCTCTGCTGACCATCCAACCGCATCAAGGATTGACTGTATGGGACTCAAGAATACTTTATCAAACTGAAGTTCAGTATCAATGTAATTATGTAGTCCAAGTTGTTTTGGCATAAGGCCAGGAACCGATATCGCATTCTCACGAATAGGATTAGGCACCTTTAAATATAATAACTTTACTTTGTCTCCACCTTGTATCATTGGAAACTTCTTATCGAGTCCGTTCTCTTTAAGGAAGTGGTTATACATCAAGGAACCACGAACATGCATTGGTGTACCTTTTTTGTATATAGATCCTTTATCTTGGTACTTCTTAAGTTCATTAACACCAGAGGTCTTTGCGATTGCCATAGGATCTAATGTACGAAACAGTTCTTTAAAATCTCTAATGAAACTTTGAGTTGTTTCTTCATTAGTATTCATAATGATCTCAAAACATTCCTTGAGTTTATACCGACATATCTCAGGAGTAGAGGATCTTACTGATTCCAATCCTGTAACAGATACTTTAGGTTTGTCATAATGAACACCTTCAGAGTTTAATGTATTTAGAATATATCGTTTCTTGGCAACAAAGATTGCTCGGTTAGTAATCTTTTCGCGTTTCATTACCATTGCATTACGATATGTACCTAGATCAGCAGCAAGCTTTTCATAACCATCTTCAATGATTTGTTCAATTTTTGTTGAGCAGACTCTGTCGAGGAACTCTTCGCCTTTATCTTTATCAATATCAGTCGTACCAAATACTTCTTTAATCAGAGGACCAAAGTCAACATAGATAGAGTCAGTATCAATATAGATGATATAGTCATGGTCAGTTGTACCTAAGGTTCTATTTAAATAATCATTAACTGACTTTTCAGCATAACGAATACCTAACTGACCACTTGTTGTAATTGCCTCAGCCATTTCATTAATATAGTATAAGAAATATACGTTAGCAGTTGCACCATACAACGAATTCATGCTAATTTTTATACTCATTTGCGAATTGTGCAATTGGTTGATCTCTTTCTTGAGCCTTTTACGTTCATATGGATCTTTTTCAATCTCAAACTGCTGTTCAGCCGCAATCATCTGCTTCTTAATAACGGAACGGTTATTATAGTATTCATCAATAATTTCAGGAATGATTCCTTTCTTCTTATTAGAGAAACAAACACCGTTAGCAGCTACCGATACATTAGGACGATCATTCTTATATTCACCTTTCAGTACCATGTCTTGAGTCACGTATTCACGATCGTTAGGCATATATGTTTCGGGTGACATGTTATACTGTAACATCAGATGAGGGTAGAGAGAGTTAAGGTCAAATGATACAACCCAAGGATGCATTCCAACTTTAGGATCTTTTACATAACCACCAACAAGATCTCCTGCTCGCATTCCTGGTCCACCTTTCAGCGGAGGAACAATTTTATCTTTCATCAGTTTACGATAAATTGTAGATTCCCAAATACCTACAGTACCAAAAGCATCTCCGTAGTTTACACCGCCGTCATATGCAACTGTCATAACTAACGCAAGTAATCCTGTCTCTTCTTCGAGACGAGCAATCAGTTGAGTATCTTTTAAATTATAGTCAAGATATAGTTGAGGATTCTCTTCCCATAATCCAGTCAGCGAACCATATTCAGAGTAATCAATTTTCTTTTCACCAAGGACGGCGTAAGCAATATGATCTAACTTATATGATTCTTGAGGACCGTACTTATAACCAAACTTTTTAAAGCAATCCATATAATCGAGAATAGCAACACCCATAATACGATAGGTTGATGCAGCTTTACCAAAGATCTCTCGAGAGGATTGTTTAATTGATTTGTGTGGAGATAAACGCTTTGCGGTATCTTCTCCAAGTAATGCTATGATACGAGTTACGATGTATTGAATATCAAAGTACTCAACGTTCCATCCTGTTACCACATCGGGGTAATCAGTTGTCCACAATTTCATAAAGTATTGTAGTAAAGCACGTTCACCGTCAACACCATCAAATAATACAAAGTGTATCTTTTCTTGAGGAATATCAGTAACTGTTTTTGTCTTGTCATAATCTTTACGACCAAGCACATAATAGATATCTTCTCGAGAACTATGATAGGCAATCGATGTAATCGGTTTATCAGCAGTGTCCATGTTAGGGTAGCCATCGCTGATGTCAACCTCAATATCAAACGATACGATATTAACCTGGCTTACATCATAGGTAATCTTGTCTGGGTATTGTTCTTGAATAAACTGTGTTACATAATTTGTAGAACCAAACGTCTTCATGCCGTGAACACCTTTGTATTCCTCGATGAAGTTCTTTGCTTCACGCATATCGCCAAACTTATGTGGAGATACAGGTAAGTTACCTTCTAGTGAATGATAGCCTTCTGATCCTGACTTCGGTGTATGGATATATAGCGTAGGTTGAAAGGGTACTCGATACGAAAAACGTTTACCGTCTTCGTATCCTCGCCAAAGTATATTATTACCATATCTTTCAACTGATGTATAGAATGATGTCATTATTTCTCGCTTTTTGAATTTATGAAACTATTATAACAACTATTAAGCAGAATGTCAATGGTTATTTTACCAACTCCGAGAAGTTCTTGATTTTCTCAAACTTGAGGTTGTTCTCAAACTTTTCAGCGAACTGATCTCCACGATGTGATATGACAAAGATATTATCATCGTTGTTTAAACCATGCAGAGTTTCGATTAAACTTTCAATGCCGACTCCATCCAAAGCACCGTCTAACGTTTCATCGAGTATCAATAGATTCGTTGATACAGACGATCTTAGTTTAGCGACTGATCTCCAAGCCAACATGATTGATAGTGTGATACGTAGTTTCTCACCTTCGGAAAAACTAGCATAAGTGAACTTGTCTCTGAACCTTGAACGAATAACTTCATTGAACTCTTCATCAAGTTGAAAGTCAACGAACAGATCAAACGCAGCAAGATACTTGTTGATAAGTTTATTAATAACAGGAATGTACTGAGAAATAATCTTTGCTTTAATACCGCCGTCTCTCAATATTATTTGAACAATATTGAGTACCTCGTGTTCATCAAGAAGTTCAGTACGTCTAGCAATTAACTTATCTATTCTATTTTGTAGATTCTCAAGTTTAGAAGTATCAATTTCAGCAACTTCCTTTTGAGCATTATCAAGTTCCATTTTATAACTCAGTAGAGCATTCTTGGACATTTTGATTTCAGCTCGAATATCAGAGATCTTAAAGTTAACCGATTGAATCTGTTCTTCAATTTTTGAAATAGAACCTAAACGAGTCTGATGTTTTGCAAGTACTTGTGTTATATCAACAAGACCTTTCTCAATATTAGCCTTCTGTTGATTCTTATCTATAATTTGTTCTTGTTTAAAGTTGGGGGCAATACCTTGCTTACATGTTGGGCAATCATCGTTATGTTCATAGAACGACAGCTCCTTTTCAAATGCAACACGACTTCTTTCAAGCTCAGCGCGTTTCTCAGTTGCTTCTTGAAACTTTTTCTTTTCTTCAGGTTTGTCAGAGATATCATCGTAGAGTACTTTTATAATCTCATCTTGAGCATCAATAGTACTATTCTTTGTTTCGATTTCGTCGATATGGCTTGACATCTTTTCTTTGATCTTATCAACTTCGATAGATTTCAGATTACGAATAGCTTGATCGCTTTCTTGTTGTGAAGAGATCTTACTCTCAACTATTTCTATATCATACTTGTTATCAGTAATATCAGTCTTGATGGCAGACATACGTTCTTTTGCCAATGTACCCATAACAGAGAATACCTGAATATCCAACAAGTCTTCAATAATCTCTCGACGTTGATATGCTCTCAATTCCATAAAAGGAATATAAGTAGCGGAACCAAGTACTACGATTTGATTGAATGCTTTAAAGTTGATACCTAGGATATCGTCTTCCAGGAATCCTTGATAGTCTCGAACAGATGCATCCTGGTTAATCATTGCACCGTTCTTCCAAATCTCAAAGAAGTTTGGTTTGATACCACGACTGATTTTGTACTTATCACCACCTGCCGCAAAATACAATTCCACAATCAGTTCTTTATTATTAATAGAGTTAACTAACTGCGCTTTATTGATATTACGAAAAGGTCGACCGTATAGACCAAATACAATTGCATCAAGCAATGTACTTTTACCTGAACCATTTGATCCTGCGATCAATGTACTAGGAACGTTATTTAGTTCTACAGTTGTAAATACGTTTCCTGTTGATAGTATGTTTTTATATTTAACTTTCTCAAAATTAATTCTCATTATAAACTAAGTGCCTCATGATATAGATCATCCAATACAGTTTTAACTTTACCTTTATCTACGATAGTATCAAGACCTTCAATGTATTGTGCTAATATTTCTGTCGTATCTTTCGTTTCATCAAGTATCTCATCGACACCTTCTGCATCTAAATTCATATGGTCATCCACTGCCCTAACATCCACAGCACCACATTCAGACATACGACCCATAAACATATCGTAAAGATACGCATTGGTTCTATTTTGTACTATAACCTTAACAAACTTATCTTTATATTGATCTATGTCATAATTGGCGACATCGTCAACAGTCCATTTTTCATCGTCATAAAATACTTTATAGAATACACGATTAGGATTCTCAATCTTAATCATTTCTCGAGTTTCAGTATCAAATACATGAAAACCTCGACTGCCTTTATAATCAGACCATGTCATTTCGTATGGTGATCCAAGATACTCAACATTGCCATATCTTGAAGGATGGTGGAAATGTCCAGAGAACGCAGATTCAAAATTCTTAAATACATTCATATCAATACCATGAGTACACAAAGCGCCTTTCATCATCTCAAAGCCTTTTACTTCAAGATGTCCCATGAGTATATTAGCATCAGAGTTTCGTACAATTTCTAAATTCTTTTCACCGTTCTCTTTATTAAGCCACGGAAGCATAAGGAATTTTGTAGATCCCAATTGTAACTCAACGCCGTAATCTTGATACAAAGTAAACTGCGGATACTCCTGAAGCAATAAATTCATGCTATTAATATCGTTAGTACTTGCATAATAGGTATCATGATTACCAATAAGCGCATGGAAATCTATATTACGTTTTGCTAAATTATCAAAGAGAAATGATTTGCCTGCCGATAGTGACGCATAATTAATATACTTACGACGGTCGAATGTATCTCCAAGATCAAACACAGTCGTGATACCATGTTCATCGATATATGGAAAGAATACTTCTTCGAAAAACTTTCTCTGAACTTCGTGAAATACTTTGCTATCTCCACGGACACCGATGTGTATATCGGTAACGATCGCGATTTTCATATTACTCCTGGGAGGCTTTTGCGTTATCTATTGCTGTTTGAGCATTTTGTATATAAGTCATTAATTGATTTCTTTGCTTTGTAATTTTTTGCTTCTTCTTTAATGCCCT